TTATTGATATCTAACGTACAAACTAGTTCTTCCATCTTCTTCAACTTCTTCTACACCGTGATAACTGTATGCACCGTTGTATAATGCATAGCCATAATTTTTCTTAAAAGGAAATGTATACAGAAGTTCTCCCTGAGGATTGTAAAGTGACGTACCTTCATTGTTGTCGCTAAGATACACTTGAAGATGCAATTTAATTCTTGAATCATCAACGTGTGATGGTAATTTATAACCTTTACCGTCAATCCAAACATCAACGGAACTGAATGTTAAATCTGTTTTAAACTTTTTTTCAAGTGCTTGGGTTATGCTAGAGTTCATAAAAAACACAGTAAGTTTTTTCATAACCTCATCATCTTTGGACAATTTCAAACGATTCAAGTGGGTTTGATTTTCTAATTTTTCAAAATTTTCTTTCTTGCCAAAATCAAAATCAAAGGTATTACCAAAGAAGTTAGGATACTTTTGGTAAATTATTCCATGTTTAATTTCCAATTCTGCTTTTTCAATTGACAGAACCACTTCTTTTGTGCTTAAATGTAGCATATGTTAATTAATTATATCGTACGACAATAAGAAGGAGAAAAAACATATGTCACAAACACACGAAAGTATCATGAGTGAGATCCAAGCATACTCTGAAGAGAACGGAAAGTTCACAGAGAAAGGTGTAAAGGCTTCTGCAACTAGAGCCAGAAAAGCACTTGCTAATCTTTCAAAATTGATCAAGTTAAGAAGAAAAGAAATTCAAGAGGCAAAAAACGCGGCTAAAGTAGCGGCGTAATTAATAATTGAATTGCAATTCTATAAACCCTCGGCTTTAACGAGTCGGGGGTTTTTTATGACTTGAGTATTCCTTTGCCGTGTACTCTCACACGGATATGACCATTATAATAATCATTAGTTTCTAGGACCTTACGTGAGAATTGTTCACGTGCTTCTATATAAGATAGTTCTGCTTTGGACTTGCAGTAGAAAAGTATTTCTCTTGTGAATTTGTCTTTACCAATTTTGTTCACATCAATTGTTAAATCATCGCTTGATCCGTAGTAGTCCTGCCAATCAGAATCTACTTTGTACCTACGCTTGTTCTTTCTGCCTTTGAGTGGTGGCCTAGATCTTTTGAATCTTGCTAATTTTTTTCCAATGTACTTCCTACCGTTGGTTGTGTTTGTTATGAGATAAACAAATCCCACAACATCTTCCGGCATATTGGTAATTTCATTTCCTTGGTACGTCCAATGCATAACGGTATTTAAAGCCAAAAAGATTGACCAACATTTTTATCTGTGTTATATAGTAGTTGAAGGGCAACCGTATCCTTCCACCAGGCAAACAAATTTCCCAATAGGCAAACATAGCATCGCAACCAGTGAGCAAGGAAATGCGGCTAACAAGCGACAGGTGAATCCTTAGATGCAAACAGCAAAAAATGATGAGGCTCTGAGAAACAGCAACCTCAAGTTTACTGTAGATTATCATACAAAGATACAGTAGGCTCGCGTTGGATAGTATAAGTTAACGGGTACAGCACAACCGCCCGGCGATAGCAACGATGTATGGTGACTGCGAACTCAGTACACGGGTTAAAGTCGATACTGCTAGAAATAGCAGTATTGTGACTGCTCATCTAGTACAGCAGGACGCATAGTGCGTAAATGCGTAAATTACTCTTTTCAGCGTAAATTAAGAAAAAGGAAACGAGCGTAAGCGAAGTTTCAGATGACGTAAGTCATCTCACAGCATGAATTAAGTAATTGTATGGAACTACTCTTCGATCACACTTTTGGCAAACAAGAACAGCAGGATCTAGTGATATGCCGACCCATGGCCATAGTGGATGAGGATGAAGAGTCGGAAGCCATTGACAGAGGATGGCTCGCATTGGATCACCCTGTGGGCAACAGACCTGAAGTTTTTTATCAATCACGTAGCACACGAATCAACATGGACAAATGGCGTCCTCGTTACAAATCGCACACGCACGACGGCAAAGAGATCGGCATAAAAGTTATCGACGCAAGTGAAATGGTCAAACTGTTGGGACTGCCGCACATATACAAGCAGTACATGGAAAGGAAAAAGTTTGGCGAGGACTACGATCCTTTTGGACACTATCACAGGCGTGATCAGTTCATGCTGTTTTACACAGGCACAGCAGACAACATCATAGGATTCACCAAACAGAAGCGATACAGATATCAAGAAGAAAACTATTCCACCATAGACTCATATGACTCCCAAGACCTTGCAGGATTAGAAAGTGTTATTCATGCCAACACAGTGCCCATATCGGACATCACGCTGGATCTTGAAATTGAATGGGCACAGAACAACTATGTGAGATATTTCTACATGGGATCAGGCTATGAGCATTCATCCGAATACAAAGCCAACTATCGAGGATTTGAGTGGTGGACAGGCACAGAATGGAGCACCAATAAAAAACAGTACAAACGATTGTGTAGGAGGGACAGTAAACTTACTGACTTTTCTTCTCTCGGAAACCTTTCACTGATTCCAGATAATCTTTAGACCAATTTTTGTAGTAAGGTCCTGCTTCCAACATCTTAGCAAACTTGTTCAATTTGGATAGACGTTGTGCCAAAAATAATGTGTATGCACCGTTGTTCAATTTGACAGTGCCCACGTGTTCTGGATCCTCAGGATGATCTTCTAATACCACCACATCCTTGCTCATGAAATAATTGTTGAGATCCTCTGCTATCTTTTTGGTTTCTTTCAGTGTGAAATGATCCGGTTGTGCTATCTGCACCAATACATCAATCTCATCAAAGTTCGCTTCTGTGACGTGTTGGTACACTGTGGGATAATCAGCCACACTGTCCAGTTCTACAAATTTTACTTTGTTTTCCAACATGGCTTTTCTTGCAAACGGGCAAGGTGGTAAATCGCCAAACACAGGACTAGGCTTGGTCACAAAATCGTCAATCCATCCTTTAATGAATTCTGTAGGACTATTCGCTGTCTTCTTGTGTGTCTTCTGGTTCTGTTTTTTCTGTTGAGTCGTCATGTATGCCTTTTAATCTTTCTAGTGCTTCGTCTAGAAGTTTTTCTTTGGTTTCTAATTTTGCCTGGAGGTCTGAGATAACCTTATTTTGGTCACCTATCTTGTGTCCCAAACTTTGCACGTCCGATGTGGCGTGTTCCAGTTTGATTAACACTTGTTTCATCCGTGACTCTTTGTTCTTGACTTTTGCAAGAGCCTCATCTCTGTCTTGTGTTAGATCAGTGATGGCGGATTTTAGTTCTTTGACTAGGTCTTTTTCAGACATACAGTTTATAATTATCCATATTTTGTAATACCATTATAGTATACTATATTTTAAAAGAAAGGTTGTCCAGTTTTTTTGGTTGTTTCGAGGTTATCTTTGACTAGATTACCTATTATTTCACGTTCTGTTGGGCTCATTGCGTTTGCTTCATCATAGGTAACTCCACCTCGCATATACCAGCAAACTTTAAGTAGATCGTGTTTGATTTCTTTTTGTGAATTTTCCATATCCTTCAAAGTTTTGATGATATCAGAATCCGATTGTGACAGCAAGGTTATACGAAAAAATTTGCAGTATCAAATGTAATCGGCACTTCATATGTGGCCGGAGCACCTTTCTTGATCTGCTCTTCTGTGGCTTTTAATTTTAGAGGCTTAACTGCACCTTGTGATCTTAATGCAATCATTTTTGTTTCAATCTCTTTTATTAATTTTGCATTTGCGTTTTCCATAAATTCTTTTATCTGTACAGGATCACTTACTGCTGTGCCGTCCTGCATTGTTATTGTGGAAATATTTTTAAGCAATATTGAACTGTTTAACTCTGTCAGTGCTTTGAAACTTTCATTGAATCTTTTTGACTTGTCATCGTCTGGTAGTTCTGAATCCTGTACAGCACTGTACATTTTTTGTTGTTGGAATGTTTGCTGTGATGCTGTGGTCATGTCTTTGTATGTTAACGGTCTAACAGCAATTTTAAGACCATCTTCTAGTGTAATTTCCGATTCAATAGTTGTACCTTTGATCTGATCTAGTATTGCTGGTAAATTTTGTGAGTGCGTAACCTGTTCGTTTGCTCCTGGCACCGTAAAAGTAAAGTCCATTGTTTCACCGTATGTGGCAATTCTGATAGCAATTAATAAAGTGTCTAAATCGTAACTCTTAACTTGCCATGCATCTTTAATCTGAGGCACACAACTTTGTATGACTTCTACCACCCCTTCGCCGTTCATCAGTGCATCTGGTGTTTTGAATCTAATTTCGTCTTTGGCTGTCATTGGCTGTATGCCAATTTCACCCGATTGTGATGCTTGTAATACGTGTGGCGGATATGCTGACCCGGACGGCAACGTCACATAAATGCTAGGTTGTCTAAAGTACTTGTTTAATGGGTTAGTATTTTCAGTCATTTTTTATTCTATAAATATACACTAGTTGCGTATATGTGTCAATATTTATATGCGTACAAAAAGGGGCAAAATAAAGTCATATGGCTAGTATAGAACAGGTAATAAGAGATCTAGAAGAAATAAAGTCAACCGGTGGTGGTGGTAGCAGTGGTCGAACCGGAACAGATGCTGATCGTAAGAAAGCGGCCGCATTTGCCAAAGAAGCCCTTAAAAACTCAAAAGAATTTAACAGACTAGACAAGAGAAGAATTGAGCTAGAGATCAAGGCACTTAAAATAGCACAAGGTCAATACAAGTACGATGTCGCCGAGTACAAAGTTATTGGTGAGTTAATTAAATCAAAAGAAAAATTAATTGTTTCTAATGAAAAATTAAAAAACATAACTGAAAAAGTCGGTGAGTCATTTGTAGGACTAGGCAAAGCGGCTCTCAGAGGTTCGGGTAGCATAAGTGATTTTACAGACAACATCTATGGATTCAAAACCGTTGGTAGAGCGTTAGATACAAACATTGAAACGTTTAGACAACTATCACAGGTTGGTGGTAACTTTGGAAAAAGTATTGTTGACCTAAGACTTGCGGCTAGAGATGCGGCACTGCCGTTGGATGACTTTGCCAAACTGGTTGCAAATAACTCGCAGAATTTAGCGGCACTGTTTGGAAGCACAACACAAGGTGCAAAAAGAATTGCTGAACTTGGGCGTATCACCAGAGAAGTTGGTATAGATCAATTAGCACCATTAGGATTTACAGTTGACGAAATAAACGAAACACTATTATTAAACTTAGACTCTCAAAGAAGAACAGGAGTTTTAAATCAGTTAACTGACAAGCAACGAGTAAACAGTGCAATTAATTTTGCCGAAGAACTAGATAGACTTGCTAAACTTACAGGTCAACAAAGAGACGAATTAAGAAAACAAATTGAACAACAACGAGCCAACGAAAGATTCCAAGCATTCTTGCAAGGTGCAACAGACGAAACAAGAAGAAGGCTGGAGGGTTTTGCGGCCACGGTAGGAGGAATATCACCCGACCTAGCAGAAGGCTTCCAAGATTTGATTGCTAACGCAGGTGTTCCAGTAACCGAATCAGCACTGGCATTGGTGCAAAACATTCCAGGTGCTAGGGGAGTAATACAAGATTTAATATCTGGTGTAATAACAAGTGAACAAGCACTGGTAAGAATTAGAGATCAATCTGCAGGCAGTGTTGACAAATTTAGACAAGCAACTGTAACAGGACAAGTTGAATTTTTAAGATTCCAAGGTGGCATAATTGAATTAGGTAGAAGAGTAACTGACACAGGTGCAGTGTTAGACGAACAAAACAAATCAGCCACAAGTCTAGTACAAGGATTAACAACATTTGAACAAGCAACCAAAGTGCTGTCAAGTCAGTTTCAATCAATTGAAACAAGTTTGTTGCAGGCCTTTGGTCCGGCACTGGGCGGCTTTATGGGAATCGTACAAAGTACATTCGGAGCAGGTGGATCAATTGCTACCATGTTGGCAAAAAGTCCAGCCACAACGGCTACTGTGTTAGCAGGAATACTTACAGGAAAATATTTGTTTAACAAGGCGGCACAGATAGCAATTATTGCCGCAGGTACTGCCTTAGGTACAGGTACTGGCATGGGCAAAATATTAAAAAGTGTAGGCCTGGGCAAACATGCAGGCAAAGTGGCAAAGGTCGCAAAACTTGGAGCCAGCAGAGCTGTACCAGGACTAGGTGCGGCAATAGGAGTTGGTTCAAGTTTATCCATGATGGCCAGCGATGATAAGGATGTACGAAAACAAGGACAATATGGTTTGGGCGGAGCGGCGGCAGGAGCGGCCACTGGTGCACTTATTGGTTCAGTTGTTCCTGTTATAGGAACTTTAATAGGTGGATTAATAGGAGCAGGTTTAGGAGCAATGGCAGGACAGGCCGCTGGTGCTCCAGAAGGAAGACAGTTTGGTGGTGACATGGAAGTAGGCAAAACTTATCTAACAGGTGAAGCAGGCCCAGAGGTAATAACTGCAAAAACCAACAGCACAGTAACCTCTAATACAGATCTAAAAAACACATTCGACACAAAAGCATTAGAACACAAAATGCAGACAATGGTTACAGAACTAAACAGCGCCAACAAGACCCTAACAACTATGGTAAATGGCGTAAATACCCTTGTAGCAGTTGAAAGCAGAGCCTTAAAAGCAGTTGAAACATCAGCTCGTAAAGATATGAATCAAGTAGGCATGGTTTAGGTTGCTATAATGAATAAAAAAGTGTAATATATAGTATGGCTTGGAAAAAATATTTTAAAGACGCAAATTTGTCTCCCATAAGCGGAGAAAAAGTACCTAACTTTGCAAAAAGAAACTACTCATCATATCTGCCTGATGTTTATACAGGACATCCTAATAGGGTTCAAAGATATTTTCAGTATGATCAAATGGATTCAGACAGTGAGATAAATGCGGCACTAGACATACTTGCAGAATTTTCTACACAAATGAACAAAGAGAACGAAACTCCGTTTGATATTGTGTTTAAAGATGAAACAACAGAACACGAAGTAAAACTACTAAAGAAAGCACTTCAACAATGGACATATGCTAACAAACTAGGCAAAAGAATTTTTAGAATTTTTAGAAATGCATTGAAGTACGGAGATTGTTTCTTTGTGAGAGATCCGGAAACATACAAATGGTTGTACATCGACAATGCAAAAGTCGACAGAGTCGTAGTTAACGAATCAGAAGGCAAGAAACCCGAACAATATGTTATAAGAGATATTAATCCAAACCTACAAAGATTATCAGCAACACAAATTACGCCTAACCAATCATACGGTGGCGGTGGAACAACTGGCGGAGGCACAGCGGCATACGGATCAAGTTATGCAAACGCAGGTGCTACAAATAGTATGTCAGGCTTTGCTGGTGGAAACGCAGGTGGAAGATTCTACAAAACAATGAATGCATACAACATCAATGCAGAACACGTTGTACATATGAGCATGTCAGATGGAATGGACAACTTATTCCCATTTGGACAGTCTGTGTTAGAACAAGTTTTCAAAGTTTACAAACAAAAAGAATTATTAGAAGACGCAATCATCATTTACAGGGTACAAAGAGCACCTGAAAGAAGAGTATTTTATATTGACGTGGGAAATATGCCTACACACTTGGCAATGCAGTTCGTTGAGAGAGTTAAAAATGAAATAAACCAAAGAAGAATTCCAAGCACATCAGGTGGTGCAAACTATATTGA